TGCACAAGGTACAGCTACTGTCACCGTGCCAGCAGGCGAGAAAATCGCCGTTCAAGCCTACTCGCCAGCAAGTGTGTTTCAAGAAGTTGGTTACCCCAATTTCCCTGAATCACAGGACTTGTTGACCACGGTTGACAACACCACCTATGTGTCGGGCGCATTCACCAACGCCACCAGCGTGACTATTCAAGCTGGTGCATCTGGTGCTTACTACTCGATTGGTGTAGCACCTGACATCAGCAATAATGGTAACTGGCAACCTCAGGGTGCGCCAGCCAACATAGCAGATGGCGGTTCAATGATTGCCACAGCAGCCAATGTGCTGACTGGCATCATTACGGCAACCCCAACCGCATCACGCGATATTCAACTGCCAACAGGTGCAAACCTTGACTTGGCAACTGAGTGGGCGATTGGTGATTCGTTTGACTTCAGCGTTATCACTTTGGCGGCATATGCTTTGACCATCACGGTCAACACAGGCATTACATCCATCGTGGGTTCTGCTGCAACTGGTGCTACCACAGGCTCTGTTGCTCGGTTCCGTCTGCGTAAGACTGCCGCTGATACATTCACTGCGTATCGCGTCGGTTGATAAACCCTAACAGGCCAGCAGAGATGTTGGCCTGTTTTACATGGAGATCGAAATGCCAATGAAACAAGGTTATTCCAAAAAGACCATCGGTAAGAATATTGCGATGGAAATGAAGTCAGGCAAGCCCCAAAAGCAAGCCGTTGCAATGGCACTCGGCATGGCAAGCAAGTCGGCAAAAGCCGCTGGCAAGCCTAGCAAAGCACCAATGAAAAAGAAATGATCAAGTCAGCCGCAATCGTCAAGACCAAGACTCTTTCCCCGTGGAAGGAGTTGCGGCTGCAAAAGCGCAAGCTGAAAAAGTCTCAGGCCGCAGAGCGCAAGGCAACCAAACAGGTTTGCCCATCGCCGATTGGCAAACGGATTGCGCCTATTGAAACGCCTGAAGTTATTGAAACTCCCACTGAGGAAACTTCTGTTGAGGACACCGCACCGACCCGTGAGGAAATGTTGCAACAGGCAGAGTTGATGGGCTTGAAGGTTGACAAACGCTGGTCAGATGCGACACTTCTAAAACACATTGAGGAATCAGCATGGGCTACACAAAACGACAGTTTATAAGTGCCGCCTTTGAGGAAATCGGGCTTGCGTCTTACGTCTTTGACTTGCAACCAGAGCAGTTGGAATCTGCCCTGCGCCGTCTTGATGCAATGATGGCAGACTGGAACGCCAAGGGCATCCGCTTGGGTTACCCTTTGCCATCCAGCCCACAGGATAGCAACTTGGACGAGGAAACCCTTGTTCCTGACTCGGCTTATGAAGCCATTATTTGCAGTCTCGGTATCAGGCTTGCCCCAAGTTATGGCAAGACCGTGATGATTGAGACCAAGACCACGGCAAAGCAGGGTTACGACATCCTGTTGCAAAGAGCCACATTCCCGCTTGAACAGCAACTGCCTGCAACGATGCCTGCTGGTGCTGGTAATAAGCCTTGGAGGGTCTACGATAATCCGTTTATCAGACCACCAGCCAACCCAGTCACTGCTGGCCCTGATGGGCCTCTCGAATACTATTAAGGACAGTCATGCCACAAATCAATCAGTTACCCGTACTCAGCACTGTTTCAAGCGGAGACCAGTTACCCGTTTACTCGCCCAACAATGGGGATGCAAGACGTTTGTCCATTGGCAATCTGTTGACGTTTTTCCAACAAAGTTTTGCCTCGCCAACATTGTCGGTAAATCTGTATGTGCCTGGCTCGGGTTTCAACATTACAGTGCCTACACCAGTCAGCCAAGACCAATGGATGCTGTTGCAACCCGCTGGGACGCTGGCAACAGGCACGATTACCCTGCCGCTGAACACTGGTGTGCCTGATGGCACTACGATGCTGATTACCACTACGCAAGAGATTACATCGTTGACCATTGCGCTGAATGGTGCGACTGCACTTTATGGTGGCGTAACCTCCTTGCCTGCTGGTACAGCAACAGCCATTCGGTTCTATCAGCCCACAAACTCTTGGTATCAAATCAACGCTGATGCGGTTTATGGCGCAAACGTGCAGGCATTTTTGGCCGTGCCATCCAGTGCCAATCTACGGGCGGCAATGACCGATGAGACAGGCACTGGTCTGTTGGTGTTTAACACCAGCCCAACTTTCGTAACCCCTGTTCTGGGCACAGTCACCAGTGGCAATATTTCTGCTTGCACATCCACAAGTATGGTGATGGTTACTCCGATCCTTGGAACGCCAACATCTGGAACATTAACCAACTGCACTGGGTTGCCGCTAACAACTGGTGTTACAGGCGCTCTGCCAGTTGCCAATGGCGGTACAGGTGCATCGGCAACAGTTCAGGCATTGAGTGGCCCAGGTGCGGTAAATATCACAAGTCTTGCCACCGCTTTTACTTCAACTGCAACTGGCAACGCATTAACTCTTGCTGATGGCGCACAAGGGCAAATCAAAACAATTATTTATGTTGCAGAGGCCGCTGGTGGTGATACTGGTGTTTTGACCCCAACCAACCTTGGAAGCGGAACCACAATCACTTTTAATGCGGTTGGCGATTCGGTAACTCTTCAGTTCGCTGGAACTGACTGGTGGGTTGTTGGATTCCGTGGTGCGGTAGTCGCTTAATGGCAACCAAGCCCAAGTCCTCTGTCAATGCGGCTGGCAACTACACGAAGCCAACCATGCGTAAGCGTCTCTTTGAGGAAATCAAAGGTTCGGCTGTGCAAGGGACTGCGGCTGGTGAATGGTCAGCTCGCAAGGCCCAACTGTTGGCCAAGAAATACAAAGAAAAAGGTGGCGGTTATAAATGAAAGCCACACAAAAAAGCCTCAAAGACTGGGGGGCGCAGAAATGGCGCACCAAGTCGGGAAAGCCATCGTCTGAGACTGGCGAAAGGTATCTGCCTGAGAAGGCCATCAAAGCCTTGTCTGCGGCTGAGTATGCGGCAACTACACGGGCAAAGCGTGAGGCTACCAAGGCAGGCAAGCAGTTTGCCAAGCAGCCTAAAAAGATTGCTGAAAAGATTAAGGGGTTTAGATGAAAGACCCAAGATTAACCCGTGCTGGCGTTGAGGGTTTCAACAAACCCAAGCGCACCCCAAGCCACCCAACCAAAAGCCATGTCGTTGTGGCAAAAGCTGGCGATGAAGTTAGGTTAATTCGTTTTGGTCAACAAGGTGTGTCTGGGTCACCAAGGCGTGAGGGTGAATCCAAGGCCGACAAAGCAAGGCGTGAATCATTCAAGTCTCGCCATTCTGAAAACATTGCCAAAGGCAAAATGAGTGCCGCATATTGGGCTGATAAGGTGAAGTGGTAATGCAAATACCTATTCTTAACGGCATCTACACCGACAGCACCCCTGAACTGCGTACCAGTTACCCAGTTAACCTCGTGCCTGTGCCAAAGCAGTCAGGCATCAGCAATGGGTTTTTGCGACCAGGCGATGGGATTGTTGCAAACGGCACAGGGCCAGGCATTGACCGTGGCGGCATAAACTGGCAGGGCGAGTTATATCGGGTCATGGGTACAAAGCTGGTGGAAATCAACAGCGCAGGCACAGTGACTGTGCTGGGCGATGTGGGTGGTCCAACTGACCAATTGGTGACGTTTGATTACAGCTTTGACCAACTGGCGATTGCATCTGGTGGTCGGCTGTATTACTGGGACGGCTCGATCCTGACGCAAGTGACCGACCCTGACTTAGGTCTGGTGCTAGATGTGGTGTGGGTGGATGGATACTTTATGACCACGGATGGTGAGTTCTTGGTGGTCACTGAACTGTCAGACCCGACTCAAGTCAATCCGCTGAAGTATGGAAGTTCGGAAGTTGACCCCGACCCAGTGGTTGCTTTGCTCAAGCTGCGGAATGAAATCTATGCTTTGAACCGCAACACGATTGAGGTATTCGACAACGTGGGTGGAGAGTTATTTCCATTCGCACGAATTGATGGCGCACAGATACAAAAGGGCGTGATTGGCACTCAAGGGTGCTGTGTGTTTATTGACCGCATTGCTTTTTTGGGCAGTGCAAGAAATGAAGCACCAGGCATTTATGTTGGCGCAGCCGCCGTGACTGAAAAAATTAGCACACAGGAAATCGACAACCTCCTGCTGGAGTACACCGAGGCTCAGTTGGCGTTGGTCAAGCTGGAAGCAAGGAACGACAAGAACCATGAGCATTTGTATGTTCACCTGCCTGACCGCACGATAGTCTTTGATGCCTCTGCATCCAAAGCCTTAGAAACGGCGGTTTGGTTTACCCTGACTACAACTTTGGCTGGATTTGCACAATATCGTGCAAGAAACATGGTTTGGGTTTACGACAAGTGGATGGTGGGAGACCCGCAAAGCACCAGCATCGGTTACTTGGTGCAGGACACAGGCCATCATTGGGGGCAACAAGTGCGCTGGGAGTTTGGCACTTTGATTGTTTACAACGAAAGCAATGGGGCAATATTTAACGAGATGGAACTGGTCAGCTTGACTGGAAGCATTGCGCTAGGTGAAAACCCGCAAATCAGCACCAGTTATTCGCTTGATGGGCAAACCTATTCACAAGAAAAGTTCATCTATGTCGGCACGATTGGTAACCGCAAAAGGCGTTTGGCTTGGTTTCAGCAGGGCAGTATGAGGAACTGGCGCATCCAGCGTTTCCGTGGAGACAGTGATGCCCATGTGTCTTATGTGCGCTTAGAGGCGCAGATTGAAGCATTGGCCTACTAATGGCAACCGCACCCATCTCCCGCAAGCTGAACCTGACCCGTGACCAGCTTGCCACATTCCTGACTGATCAACAGCAAATCAGGCAATTTGAATTGCTCTTTTCTACAGTAGATGAGTTGCAAGTCATCACAGGAACTGACTTTGAGTTTCAGGCGGATACGGCAGCGGCAACAGCAAACGAGGCATTGGCACAATTAAGTGCTTTGGCGCAGGACACAGCAGTTGATGATGCTGTGCTTAATTCCAAAATACAACAGGCATTAGATGCCATTCCAAGATTGGCTCAAGCCTTGGATTTGCTTGCACTTGCCCCTGTGCGTAATAATATCGAACTGGAGCACGATGTAAATGGCATCTTGCCGTATGCAAACCAAACCCCACGGGTGCGATCTAATCAGGTGCTGACATGGCTTTCGATGTAATTACCCCTGTAAAATTAGGCCAAGCCGCCATCACCACTGGCGTAACTACGCTTTACACAGTGCCAGCTTCAACTAGAACTTTGCTCAAAGAATTCAGCATTGCCAATACGACAGCTGCTGACATTAACGTGAGAGTATTTTTAGTTCCATCAGCAGGCTCGGCTGGAACGTCAAATGCTTTCCTATACGATGTGCCTGTACCAACTGCTAACGCCTTGCAATATAACGGCATTGAGGTGCTTAACGCAGGCGATACCATTCAAATTCAGGCAGCATCAACTGGCCTAACAATTATCGCAAGTGGTGGCGAAGCCACATAAGGAGTATGAAATGACCGTATCAATCAAGGTGCTGATACCACCAAAGCAAGCCGAAAACACACAGACTACGCAGTACACCGCTGTGAACTGTAAAGCGATCATTGACAAATTCACAGCCACAAATACAACGGCAGGAAATGTCACGATCAGCGTTAACTTGGTCACAAGTGGCGGCACAGCAGGGACAGCCAACTTGATTGTGGACACCCGAAGCATTGCGCCAGATGAGACCTACACATTCCCTGAATTGGTTGGGCAAGCATTGGAGTCTGGTAGTTTCATATCCACCATTGCCAGCGCAGCCACATCATTGACAATCCGAGCATCAGGTCGAGAAATCACTTAAAGGAGCACAGCATGAAAGAATTTATGGTTATCCCGCGGGGCTTTAATGGCCTGCCGATGGATGAGGAGTTTTTAACCAACGCCCAAAACAAAAAGAACTATGCGGTTGCGGTGGCTGACTGGAACTATGGCCCTGAAATGCCCACCAATGAGGCTGGCGCAAACAAGGAGTTCTACGCAGGGCTGGCAGAAGCTATGCAGTGCGATGAAAAAGACGCACGGCGTAAGCATTGCTCAAACTGCGGGTATTACGACAACAGCTTTATGACCCAAGTTCGGATTGATCGCATCCCGATGGCGGCTTATGACAAAGGCGCAGGCTTCAGGGGTCACTGCGAAAAGCTGGACTTTATCTGCAACGATATGCGGGTTTGTCAGGCTTGGGAAGACGAAGAATATGAGGATTGACCTTTTGTCAATTTGTGCGAAAATTCAGTCGCTGAGTTCTGGCATCCAGCGGCCTGCCCTGTATAGGAGTTGTGCATGACCGATGGACTGCGAGAGAACCTGACCAAGGTTTTTATGCTTCCCCAACCAGCCGTTGAATGGTTGGTAATGGTCTATGACGCAATTCAAGTTTTTGATGACGTAGCAGATGGTGACCCAGTAGCACGGGAAGACCTGAATGCGGCCATTTGGAACACACTGGTGGGTATGCACCAGAACGCATTTTTTATTGGTAACAGCAACCATTTAACGCCCTTGTTGGCGACAATGATTCTCAAGTGGCAAGCCTCGGACACGGCAGAGCGCAATAAACAAGCGGATGCCAAGTCGTTCATGTGGCGAGCTGGATATTACGATTTGATTTTGATGGCGGTTTCGCTGGTGCATGGGGCTGGTTTTGCTACCAAGCACGGTCATCATGTGATGGCTTTGTATGGCGAAACGCTAGAAGATTATTTAAAGGAGTTCGGCGATGCCTAATATTGGAACGGGTCTATCCATTGGGGCATCCCTGCTTGGTAGCAAAATGCAAGCAGATGCGGCCTCTGGTGCGGCTGAAACACAAGCTGGTGCAGCACAAGCAGGCGTAGAAGAACAGCGCAGGCAGTTTGACGCAATGCAAACTTTGCTGAAACCCTATATCTCGGCTGGTGTTCCTGCGATTGCAGGCTTAGAGCAGTATGCGGCAGCAGGCCCAAAAGCCTTTGAGCAACAGCAGGCATTGGCTGGTGTGCTTGGTCCTGAAAGACAAAGAGAAGCGATTGCACAAATTGAAAGCGGTGGTGGTTTCCAAGCTTCGGTTCAAGCTGGGGAAGAGGCTTTACTGCAACGTGCATCAGCTACTGGTGGGTTGCGTGGTGGAAATATCCAAGCTGCATTGTCACAGTTTCGGCCACAAATGTTGCAACAAGAAATTGAAAGACAGTTCGGCAGGCTTGGTGGTTTTGCTGACATTGGCAGAGAGACACAAGGTAATCTCTTAAAAATAGGTCAAGCATCTGCGGCTGGTGTCGGCGCACAAGGAGTTACAACTGGTACAAACATTGCGAACCTACTTGCAAATCAAGGTCGAGCTATCGCTGGTGGTCAGCTTGGTGAGGCAAGAGCTTATGGCAAATTTTTAGAACAACCTTTCCAATTATCTGGTTTTACATCTGCTATGGGTAGCGAAACGACAGCACCAAGCCCCGGCCAACCCCGTGTCGCAGGCGGCTATGTTTTTTAATAGGTTAAATTATGGCAACTATTAACCCATTCCAAGAACCGATAGATTATTCTATTGATGTAAAAACGCCTTTTGAAGCTTCTTTGGCTGGCTTTAAATTAGGTGCAGAGCAGGCAACAATTCGGGACGCACAGCAGAAGCGTTTGCTTGACCAGCAGGCGGCGCAACAAGCACAAGCACGGCAAGCTGAACTCGGTACAAGACTCAAAAGTTTTTATAACAAAAAACCAGAGGAAAGAAACTTTGAGGAAATCGAGCAGTTATTTGCATTCGCAGGAAACAAAGAACAGCTAGATGCTTTGAAGTTAATGGCTGAAGGTACGGATAAAAGACGACTTGACACTGACAAGCGTTTTTATGCTCAAGTCATGCTTGGCTTGGAATCAGAGCCAACTGTTGCATTCAAGTTGTTAGATGATCGTATCTTGGCAGAAAAAGACCCAGGTCAAAAAGCGGCATTGGAAACAATTAAAAGAACTGCTGAAACTGTCAATCCAGCCGCCGCAGTCAATTTGATTGAACCATATACGGCAACAATATTTGGAAAAGACTGGTATGCAGGCTTAAAAGAGGCTCGCGGTGAAAGGCGATTGCGCGAAGAAGGAAAACTTAAGACTGACGAAGGCTTCACATTGCTGCCAGAAAGTGAAAGAGAAAGACTAGATTTACCACCAGGCACATATCAAATTGGCCCGAAGGGTGAATATAAGTTATTAGCCGCAACAAAAGAACAGTATAGAAGGCTTACTGCAGAAGAAGTTAAAAAAGAAGGGTTGTCGCCTGGTTCATATCAAATAAGCCCAACTGGTAAAATTGAACCTGTTGGCAAAGAACCACTGGTTTCTGTAAGTGTTGGAGACCAAAGCAAGCGGGATACATTGGCATTAAAAGAACTTGATGTACCAAGGGCGCAAGAGTTTTCCGCATCAGCAGCATCGGCACGAACACTGGCAAGAGATGCAAGAGTTATTGCAAATTTGCTAAAAGGCAAAGGCGGTGGTGCTGCAATTAAGTTAGGTGCGGATGTTGCTAAAACTTTTGGTTTTTCTACTGACACTGTTGTTGCAAATGACCTTGCCAATGCTTTAGCAATTCGTGGCGCAACGCAAATAAGGCCGCCTGGTTCTGGTTCAACATCAGACATTGAATTTAGAGCATTTGTTTCGGCTTTTCCGTCATTAGCAAACTCAGAAGGTGGTCGTGAGTTGATGGCAAAGTATGCGGATGCTTTTGCCAAACGGACAGCAAAAATTGCAGACCATGCAAGAAAACTCATTCGTTCGGATACTTACAGCGAGGAAGAGATTGCTAGGTTTGACGAAAGTCTTGGTGCAGTTCTTGACAAAGATTTTTATGAATCTGTCAATACAGGCCCAAGAGCTAATGTGCCGAGATATGCCCCACCAGCAACCGCACCAGCACCAGCCCCCGCACCATCTGCCACACCTAGAACAGTGGATTCTGTGCTTCAGCAATATCTGCCAAAAAAACAAAGTAGATAAAAATGGCAACAACTCAAGAATTAGAACAAGCACTGATGGCCGCTGATGCGGCAGGAGATGTTGAGGCCGCAACATTGCTTGCCCGTGAAATTCAGATCAGGCGCGAAACAGGGGGTGAGCGCGGTGTAATATCTATGATTGGTGATGCCCCATTGCCGAGCGAAATGGCAGAAGAAACACCCGTAGAACAACCACCAGCAATGCCAGTAGAACAATCGCCCCTTGCACAACAGCAAGAGGGTGGCATTCTTAGTAGTTTAAAAAACATACCAGCAGCCGTAGTGGAGGCTGTAACTGGACAAGAAAGGGCAACGGAGGCCACTAGAACGCTACCAGAGTGGACATCTATGCCAGAACTAAATTCGTTTAGTTTTCAAAGTGCTTTGACTGGTTTAGGAACATTGTTGTCCACCACAGATCAAGCAGTAGAAATCATAAAGGCCAATTACCCTAAAACAGAAGTCATGCAAGATGAAAAAGGGAATTTCATTTTGCGAAGTTCAATAGATGGTAAGGATTATGCAATCCCACCAGGTTTTTCTATGGGTGACATACCAAGGGTTGTTGGCGGCATTGCGGCATTCACGCCCGCTGGCAGAGCAACAACTATTTTGGGTGCTGGTGCTAGTGGTGCAGCTACCCAAGCGGGTATTGAAACGGCAAAAGTTCTTGCTGGTCAGGCCGTGCCTTTATCTGAAGGTCGTCCTGGTGCAGAAATTAAACCTGGTCAAATTGCAACAGACGTAGTGCTTGCGGGTGCAGGCGGTGCATTTTTTCCAGCCGCACAAAAGGCTTTCCAGGCTACCAGAGCGGCTATTGTGCGACCGCCATTGCCAGGGGTAGTTGATACTGCCAAGAGTGAAGGTGTCCGTTTAATGACCACGGATGTTTTGCCACCAGAAACATTTATAGGAAAAATTGTCCAAGCAACAGGCGAGCGCATACCTTTAGCTGGAACTGGTGGAGTTCGTGCTACCCAACAGCAAGAACGCATTGATGCGGTTAGAAACTTGCTCAACGATTACGATGCGTCTGATTATGCAAAGTTAAGCGATGATGTTTTAAAAGATTTAAAAGAAGTCAAAGCAGCCGAGATAAAAAAATACACAGCATCAAAGGCTGACGTTATCAATCGCTTGAGAGACAAAGGCAACGTGCCTGTGCCTCGCGCACTTAAAGCACTTGATGATCAAATTGCCCAGCTAACAAGTCGCCGCACACCTGCTGCTGACGAAGCCGCCGAGCGCTTGCGTGAAATCAAGGCCACGTTGCCTGATCGTGATTTGTTCCAGATTGAGGCTTATAGAGCTGACGAACTTGCAAAAGTGTTTATGGATGATGCTCGCCCTATGAGCGCAGCAGCAAGAGATATCGGAGAAAAAGCCGTTAGAAAAATATACAACCCAGTTCGTGAGGACATGATTGACTTTATCAAGCAAACAGGCGAGCGCCGAGATGTTGATAAGTTCATGGTCGCAAACAAACGTTTAAGCGATGGGGCAAAAGATGTACAAAATGCCGCACTCAAGCGGGTGCTTACCACGGGTAATGAAAAGCCAGAGGTAATTCAGGATTTATTGTTTAAGGGTAAGCCAAGCGAAGTGCGTGCGCTTTATGCACGGCTTACTCCAGAAGGCAAGGCCAACGCCCGTGCAGCCGTTCTTGCCAAAGCTGGTGCTGACGCATCACGGGATATTGGTATGGATACTGTTATTAGTCCGACAGTTTTTGCAAACAACGTTAAGAAAATGGGTGACTCGGTAGGGGTGCTATTCACTGGAGATGATTTAAAGCGCGTAGAAGGGCTTACACGGGTCTTAAACCTCACGCGCAGAGCAGGTGATGCTGCTGCTGCCCCGCCAACTGGCGTGCAAGCTACGCCGTTTTTAATTGGTGGCTTGTTGACTGATCTGTTTGCAGGTTCTGGTGGTGTTTCAGCGGCAAAAGCAGCAGTTACGGCTTCTGGTGTTGGTTTGATAGCAAGGGCTTATGAGTCAGCCCCTGTTCGTAATCTGCTGTTGCGAATGGCAAACACGAAGCCTGGCGCACCTGCTGAGGCCGAGATTTTTCGCCAACTGCAAATACTTGGACAAACAGAACGTCAATTCGGTGATGAGGGAGAAAAATAAATGTCAGCACTATCAGTAGAACCACCATATCCAGCGTTTGCGGATGCTAGTGGACAGCCGCTTGAGGATGGTTACATCTGGATTGGCGCAGTCAACCTAAACCCAATTACGAACCCGATTGTTGCCTATTGGGATTCAGCAAAAACAATCACTGCTGTCCAGCCGATTCGCACCAGTGGGGGTTATCCTGTCTACCAAGGCACACCATCACGCATTTACACAGCAAGCGATTACTCTATCCAAGTGCAAAATAAAAACGGCACTGTGGTCTATACATCGCTGAATGGAAATGCTTTCCCTGGGTCTGCTGGTAATCTTTTTGTTAACGCTACTGGCACTGGCACACAGACTGTCTTTGCTGTTGCATTCAATCCCAGCTTGATTTATATCAACGGTGTGTACCAGAATCAGAACACTTACACATTCACTGTTGGCAACGTAACATTCAGTCAAGCACCACCATTCACCTCTATCATTGAATTCGTATTCTGAGGAATAAACCATGTTAAAAACCATCTCAAGCATCACTAATGCCATTGGCGCATTGAACTACAAAGGCACATGGAATGCCTCAACAAACACACCAACTTTGGCAGATGGCACTGGCGCAAAGGGTGATTATTATGTAGTCAGTACAGCAGGAACGCAGACTTTTGGCGGTGTCCAATTATTCTTTGGTTCGGGTGATTGGATTGCATATAACGGTGCAGTCTGGCAACGAGTCGAAGGTGGTTCTGATGGCAACTTTGCCAACGTAACTCTAACTTCAACCGATGCTGGCGCAGCAGCAAGCCCATTGCTAGAGTTATATAGGGACTCAGCAAGCCCAGCGGCATCCGACACATTGGGTGAAATTGAATTTAATGGTGAAGACTCAGCGGGCAACAAGCAAGCCTACGCTTTATTTCACGGTTCTATTCTCAGCCCAACGTCTGGTGCTGAACAGGGTCAGCTTCACTTTGAAACTGCAACTGCTGGTGCATTGACCGAGAAAATGATTATCGGCACTACAAATCTTGTGATTAACGAAATTGGCGCTGTCTTTAACGTGCGAATTGAAGGCGATACAGATGCCAATTTGTTCTACACGGATGCTACAAACAGCCGTGTGGGTATTGGCATAGTTACTCCAGCTGAAAAACTAGATGTTGTAGGTAAGATTAAAGTATCTGACAACATAGTCATCGGCACATCTGGAAAAGGCATTGACTTTTCTGCCACAGCAGGCACAGGCACAAGCGAGTTGCTGGCTGACTATGAAGAAGGCGATTGGACACCTTCTGTTGGCGGCAATGCCACATACACAGAGCAAAGCGGGTTTTATACAAAAATTGGGAGAACTGTATTTTTTAAAGGCCGTATAACTATAAATTTAATCGGGACAGGAAGTGCCTCAACTATTTCTGGGCTTCCATTTACTTCTGCAAATAATACGCCAACACCCATATATATAGGTTTTTTTGGCTCACTTGCTATTAGCGTATCTTTTATTAGCGCAAGAGTTAATTTTCCAGCTACAACTTTAACTTTTGTGGGAACGACTGCCGTAGGTGCAAGTGGAGCGGGTTTAAATGCTCTTGGTAACAGTTCGGATGTAGAATTTGCAGGATTTTATAATGTGTAGTTTTAATTTATTATTTACCGCAAAGGCTAAAATAACTTTAGGCATTGGATCAAATATTAATAACGCAAAAATTTTATTTAAGGAAATACTATGAGTTTGACCAAAGTTTCCTATTCAATGGTGAATGGTGCGCCAGTAAACATTCTTGATTTTGGCGCGTCCCCATCTGCATCTGCATCGGCAAACGCTGCTGCGATTCAAGCCGCAGTAAATTCAATTTCTACAACTGGCGCTGGCGCTGGCCCAGGTGGTCTGTTGTATATTCCAGCGGGTGTGTATGACATTAACGCAGCTATTAGTCTCCCCTATGGTGTTTCTGTTAAAGGTGATGGCGGTACAGCGTCAATTATTCGTTGCTATGACTGTGATGGTATAAATTTTATTAAGACCGTTGAAGACAACGATATGCAGACAGTCGAGGACATTGGTTTGCAACGTATGTCTGGCACTAACCGCACAGGTATTTTTGCTGGTTCTGGCACTTATCCTACATCGCAAAACGATGGTTTTTACATCAACCGAGTAAAAATTACAGGTTTTAATGTTGGCATTTATTTTGAAAATGCTTGGCAATCTGTTATTACAAATTGCCTCATTACAAACGTCAACAAAGCGGTTTGGCTTGCCGATCACGCAGTACTAATTACAGTTGCCAATAATCAATTTGTTCGTGAGGCTGGCGGGGCTGGTGCAGCGACTATTGTTGGTGTGGAAATGAGTGGTCTTGATCTTGAAGCCAACGAAGTTAGAAACAATTTTATTTACGGTTTTGCTACTGCAATCAAATTGTCTGACCCTTGGTCAGCATTGATTATGAGCAACACAATTTTGACCGCTAGTTCACCAGGTAGCATTCAAATTGGCATTGATTTTACAACCGTCAAAGAGCATCTAAACATTTTAGATAACGTCATTGAACATAATGGAAACGCAACAGATCAAGTTTACGGTATTTTTGGTCGTCCGTTAGCATCACCATCTGGTGGTTCTACTGTTATTCAAAACAATCGAATTTTTGACGATTATGGGGTGATGGCTATTGGTGTCGGTATTCAAATTAACACGCCTGCCGATACAGGTCAAAACAACGTCACCATTCAAAATAACAACATTTTTAGATTTACGACTTTTGACATTGCCGCATACAACCCCAACGCAATCACAATTCAAAACAACCGCCTTGAGTCATCAGGGCCAACTTACAGTTTGTATGTGTCTGGAACAATTTTTTCACCCTGCGTAATTCAAAACAACTGGTGCGTAAAAGATATTAGTATTGAACCAACTGAAGTTGCGCAAGGCAAAGCACTTATTCAATACAACTACGCTAACGCTACTTACACTGCTGTTGACCAATTTGAAGTGTCAGCCGCACCCACTACTGGCACATGGGCGAGAGGCGATATTTTATGGAATGTAACGGCAAGTGCTGGTGGTTTTGCTGGTTTTATTTGCGTGACCGCTGGTACGCCTGGCACATGGAAAACATTTGGCGCAATTTCTGTTTAACCCGTACTGGTGCGGCCCACCAGACTTAATGCTTGACTGGATGGTCAAACTGGAAACAAGGAAATTATCATGTTAGAAAAAGTTATCTCTGTCGATCTGATTGAAGTCATTGAAAACGGCTGCATTCAAGTTCGCACTAAAACATCCATCAAAGAAGATGGCGTAGAAATCAGTAGCAAGTTTCACCGCCACGTTGTCGTGCCTGGTGCTGACGTAAGCGCTGAAAATGCCAAAGTGCAAGCCATTGCCGCATCTATTCATACACCCGCAGTAATTGCGGCTTATCAAGCAGCACAAGCTGCACAAGGAGTCTGACATGGCCTCTAATTCACAAATTGCATTTGCACCTCTTGGTCAAACAGTTGTTATCCCAGCTGCGGCTTCTGCACCTACTGGCGTTCAAGCACTGGTTGATTCACGCTTTGATGGTCAAGGCACAGGTCAGTATCGGATAGTCAATCTCAGTGCCAACACGGTGTTTCTAGGAGTTGGAAGCACAGCTGCAATCGCTACGGCAAACGCTGTTGCGCCCACGGCTGGCTCACCTACTGCCGCCATCGTGTTAGCGCCTGGTGCTGTTGAAGTTTTGCGCTTTGGGCGTGCATCGTTCTTCAGTGGCTTGGCCTCTGCCGCCTCTACGGTTTACATAGTGCAGGGCGAAGGCATTTGATGGCCGAGGATACTGACACACGGCTGGCGGTACATGAGGCGGTTTGCGCTGAAAGATACGCCGCTATCGAAAAGTCGTTTGTCTCGGGTTCACAACGCATGACCCGCATTGAGTATTTGCTTTATGTGGTGATTGCGGCTGTGTTGCTGGGGCCAGGTTTCGCTGGTGAGTTGGTCAAAAAAATACTGGGGCTGTAAATTGACCCGATCAGCATCTGCCTGCTTGCAGCGGGGCTTGTTAAGAACATCCAAGCTGGGTGCGAGCTTTTCCGTCAGGCGCAACAGTCTTTCGTTGAGATCAAGCAGACTGCTGATGAAGTCATTGCAATTGGCAAAGAGGCTCAAGGATTCTGGAATCAGCTTCTCAAGTTCTTTGGTGGAAAGCCAAAGCCAAAGCAGTCATCGTCAAAGCCTTTGGCGAAAAAGAAGGCAGCCTATGTCGCAGTCGATGAGACACAGGTCAAGATCGACATTGTCAAAAACCTGACCGAGTTCTTCAAGCTGCAAGAGCAGTTGGCGGCACACATCAGAGAAGAGGAAGAGAAAAGCCTGACAGTTTATGACCCAGATCAAAACTTGATGGAAGCGGCGCTTAAGCGGGTCATGGCACAGCAAGAGATGGATAGATTGGTTGTGACAATTAGGGAGACGATGGTGTACCAATCGCCCAAAGAAATGGGCGCACTGTACTCAGAAGTCCACAAGATGCGTGATGTCATACAAGGCGAACAGGAAAAAGCTAGACTTGCAAAAGAAGCGCAAGAGAGGCAAATGCGATGGCAACGGCGGCAAGAGGAAAGAAACCTCCAGCTAAAGCTGGCGGCAGTAATAGCGACTACTATATTCCTCCTGTACCTGTGGTTGTGGCTCCTCCTGTTAAGTCGCTGGCGGCAGATATGATGGGCTGGATTTTTAGCTGTGTGCTGATCGGGTTGTTATTGCCTTTGCTTGGGTTTTTGTATGTGGACATACTGGAGACAAAGCAAGAAGTCAAAATACAACTGGAAAAAGTTGAACGGTTAAGGCGTGAAATCGAAAGGGAAAGACGTGAAAAGAAGCCTAGCGATACTATTTCTGATAACCCTGTATTTGATCGGGTGCGAAGACCGTTTTCGCTACCCATGCCAAGACCCTAAAAATTGGGAACTTGCTGATTGCAAACCTCCAATCTGCACTGCCACTGGCACTTGCCCAGACCAGTTAATCAAACCTGAACAGGAGAAAAAATGATGCCTACTGTTGCCTATAAAACAACCAACCGCCTGACCGCAGACGAGATTGAAGTCAGGGTATGGGCATTCGTTATCGTGGTCTTGGTGACCATTCTGCTGGCCTCAA